TCATCAGTTAAACCACAATAATTACATTCACTCATTATTAACCTCTCTGTTTCCATTGATTAAAAAAAATTTTATGAACATAATTTAATATTAATTCTTGTTCTTTCTTATTTTTAAATTTAGCTTTTCTAATAATTGGATTTATAAAATTAGCGTGTTCATTTAAAAGATTAAAATCTTTTTTAGTATCACAATATCTATTAAACATTACTATTTACCTCTTTTTCTTTTATTCTTAATCTTTCCCATTCAATTTCTAATTGATATTTTTTTCTAAGATCTAACACATAACTTTTCATATGTTTAATATTATCCCAAATTTGACAATAATATTGAGCTATTTCTCTATCGCTCATATGATATATTGATTTATTCCAACTAATCATTATTTACCTCTCTTTTTTTTATTAGGTGTTTTAAATCTTCATACATTGAACAATGATGATAAAAATCTTTCATAAGTTTTTTATCACTTGCGTTCCAATAAAAGTCATAATCATCTTCTTTGAGATTATCTAAGTATTCTCTCATAGCTTCTTCATAACTAATCATTATTATTTACCTCTCTTTATAAGAAAATAAGAAACAAAGAAAAAAACAGATAATAAAATTATATCCGCACCATTAAGACCTGACATCATTCGCCACCATGCTTAATAACTTCTCTTTGTTTACAATTTGGAATTGTTATAAATTTAATAGGTAATTCAGAAGAAAAACCTTTTAAACCTAAATACTTTTTGACTTGTTGTTCACCAAGTGAAGAATCACCATATTGCATTATCAATTTATATTCTTTCTCATTTTCTATATCGTCTATAGAAGCTGAAAAATAAGTATTACCATATTTCTTATCTCGCCATTCTTTAATCGTGGCTATATATTTAATTTGCATTTGATACCTCTTTTTCTAAGCCTAAAATAATATTGGCCATAAAATTGAAATAGTTATTACAAACTTTGTCATATAACTGATCTGAGGGATTAGGGTCTATTGATCCCATTTTAACAGCTAGTTCAACAATATCATGATTATAAAAATCTATTGGTAGAGCCAAACCGCTTAACCATTCAGACATAGCTTTAAACTTGCCTACTCTTTGAATATTCCAACCATATTCAGAATTAAAACGATCAAATATATAATTGATCTTTTCTTGATCTGTTGTTAGTTCTTTATCATCACTATAAACACAGTCGAGAATATACTGACGATAGTTTTTCTTATACTTCGTATGATGTAATTTAGTCATTTTGTTCGCTTCCGATCCTCAATACTAGGTATTGATACAAAGGCCTAAAGGCCTTTATATAAATATCTATTTGTTGGTTATGAATGGTAATGGTTGAGTCTTTCTACCAATACTTTCTAAATATTCGTTAATTTCATAACAATATTTTTTATATTCTTTTAAAGTTGTATAATTGAATTGAACTGTAAAACCCTCGTCAATTTTTCTTACAATGTGCTTTAATTCTTGAATAGTTAATTTCATATGTTCGCTTCCTTTGTATAATCATTAATTAAATTAAATTTAAAGAAATAAAAAGAAAAAACAAGAAAAAAAGATACAAAAATAGAAATAATATTAATTTATTATAAATACTTTTTTGGGGTAAATTTAACCAATTATTATCTAATTATAAGTAAACTAACACTAATTAACAATAAACAGATATTAAAATAGTCTTATATATAGAATAGTTAATATAGAGAGTAAGAAGAACTAAGATAGATAATAGATAGCTTTGTAATAGTATTATGTTGATATTGTTTGATTGTGTTGATGATCATTAAAACAGATGTTTTATAGTGATGGTTGTATTTCTAAAATAGCACAAAACATTCAGCAAGTTCTTAAAGGGATCAAATATGAACTGTTAAGGTGTCATATATGACATATATTTATATTTTATACTGATTTTATACTAATAATTATTCTAGAATTGTTGTATATCAACAATAGGACCATACTTGACAAGTATAGACGCATATTTTTACTAAATTTTATTTAATAGACCTAAAAATTTTAACAAACAACCCCCACGCTTTTATTATTATTATTATTAGGACCAATTACAACACAAGCACAACTCCTTTAAGGCTTGGTGCAGATGAGAAGAATCGAACTTCCTACTTTTTCCATGTCAAGGAAACACTCTGCCAATGAGTTACATCTGCATAAGGATTTATTACATGAAAAAAAAAACAAAAAAAACTAAAAAATTAGATGTCTTTGCCATGATGGTGAAACACATGAATGAAAAGACACCTGTGAAACAAAACTCAGGGCGAGGAATCGTGCCTGATAGCACAATTTCTAGGATTCAAGACATTTACAATGGGGAAAAGAAAGAAGATGTATGAGTACAATTACTATTCCATACAAGCCTAGAGAATTACAACAACAAATACATAAGAATTTAGTAAGATTTAATGTTCTTGTTTGTCATAGAAGATTTGGAAAGACTGTTTTGACAGTCAATGAACTGATTAAGAAGTGCCTACAATGCACTCTACCCAGACCTCGCTATTATTATATAGCACCGACATACAGTATGGCGAAAAGGATTGCTTGGGATTATCTAAAACATTATACCTCTGTTCTTCCTAACATGGACTACCATGAAACAGAACTTAGGGCCGAACTTCCTAATGGTGGCCGAATACAGCTACTAGGGTGTGAAAGACCGCAAACACTTAAAGGACTCTATATTGATGGAGTGGTTCTTGATGAAGTTGCACAAATGCCTCCTAAAATGTGGACTGAAGTTATAAGACCTGCTCTATCAGATAGGGAAGGATTTATGATTGCGATTGGTACTCCTCAAGGTCATAACTCCTTCTTTGATCTTTATAATTATGGTATGCACAACGAGAAGTGGTATGCCGAAAAGTTTAAAGCATCAGATACTAAAGTTGTAAAAGAAGAAGAATTACTTGAAGCAAAAAAATTAATGCCTCCTGAGATATACGAGGCAGAATATGAGTGTAGTTTTGAAAGTTCTGCTATAGGAGCTATTTACTCGCAAGGATTAAACAAAGCAGATGATGATGAAAGAGTGACTTCTGTGCCTTATGATCCTACATCAAAGGTATCTACCTTTTGGGATTTGGGAATGGCGGATAAAACCTCTATATGGTTTGTCCAACAAAAAGGAACAGCAATTCACCTTATAGATTACTTTGAAGATAGTGGTGAATCACTAGAATATTACGCAGGAGTTCTTGATGATAGGGGGTATGTGTACGATACACACTATCTACCCCATGACGCTAATGTCCGAGAGATTGGAACTGGCAAATCAAGAGTAGAGATAGCACAAAGTTTAGGCTTATCGACAAGCATAGTACCCAAGATGGGTATAGAAGATGGAATTAACGCAGTCAGAATGACACTTTCAAGGTGTTGGTTTGATTTTGACAAGACCAAAGAAGGTCTTGATGCCTTGAGACAATATAAATGGGCAGTAGATGACAGAGGTGTCACAAAAAATCGACCACAACACGACTGGACTTCTCACAGTGCAGACGCATTTAGATATCTTTGCACAGGTTTACAGGAAACGAAGAACTGGGCCACAGAAATTAATTACCCAAGATTAGGAATAGTATGAAATTAACAAAAGACAGACTCAAATCACTTATAGGACAAGAGATTACAAACTCTTTAGGTTTTTATGGTGGAGAGCTTTCTAGCCAACGAAAAAATGCCCTCAAGTTTTACTTAGGAGAGCCATTAGGCAACGAAGTCGAAGGACAATCACAAGTCAGATCACAAGATGTCTTAGAAGTTGTTGAAAGCATACTGCCTTCTATGATGAGAGTGTTTACACAGGGCGAAAGCATAGTCAGATTTGAGCCACAAGGACCTGAAGATGTGCAATATGCAGATCAAGCTAGTGATTATATCAATCATGTGTTTATGAAAGACAATAATGGCTACTCAATTCTTCATACAATGTTTAAAGATGCCTTAATAAGCAAAAATGGCTTTGTCAAATACTACTGGAAAAAATCTAAAGAGCAAAAACAAGAATCTTATGAGAATTTAACAGGTGCAGAATACCAAGCCTTGATTGCTGATCCTGAAGTAGAGGTTATTGAAGTAGAAGATACCGCTACTGAACTTGATTACGATAATATGGACCAAATGGAAGAAACTTTTAATGTCAAAGTTAAAAGAGTGAAGGATTATGGCAAAATATGCGTGGAGAATGTTCCACCTGAATCTATGTTGATCAGTAAATCTGCAACAAGCATTGAAGATTCTAATTTTATAGGCCAAAGAGTTTTTAAAACACGATCAGAACTAATTGACATGGGTTTTGATAAGAAATTAGTCAATGAATTAGGTCCTGCTGATGAAGATATCTACAATACAGAAGCAGTAACAAGAAGATCATTTGACGATCAGACAACACCACAAGATTTCCAAAACATTGATCCTTTACTAACAATCGTAGCAGTCACAGACTGTTATATGAAATGTGATTATGACAATGATGGCATAGCAGAACTCAGACACATAGTCGTTGGGGGTTCTAGTCAAAATGTTTACAACATATTAGAGAACGAGCCGATAGAAGAAATCCCTTATGCTATGGTAACAGCAATTCCTATGCCACATAGGTTTTTTGGATTATCTATTTACGATTTAATTGGTGATGTACAAGAAATTAAAACAACACTACTTAGACAGACACTAAATAATGCTTATCTACAAAATAACGCAAGAACAGTTGTAGTAGATGGACAAGCAAACATAGATGACATCTTAAATTCAAGAGCAGGGGGTATTGTCAGAGTTAAATCACCTAATGCAGTAACTCCGCTACAAGCACCCAACTTCATGCAAGAAGGTTTAGCCATGATTGGTAAAGTTGATGAAATTAGAGAAGCTAGGTCAGGTGTTTCTAAGGTCCAAATGGGCCTAGATGCCGATACTATCAATAAATCTCATACGACTGCTACAAGTTCAAATATTATGATGAACGCTTCTACTCAAAGAATAGAATTGTATGCAAGAAACTTTAGTGAAGGCATTAAAAGAATGTTTCAGGGAATCCTGGCTCAAGTATGTAAGTATCAAGATCAAGAACGCATTATCCAACTGAGAGGAAAGTTTATCCCTATGAATCCTAGAGAATGGGTACACAGATATAATGCAACAGTTCAAATAGGATTAGGCAGTGGATCTATGGATCAAAAATTAGAAGTTTTAGGTAGAGTTCTTGCAGTACAAGAAAAACTTATTGGTGCAGGAGGAATGGGTATTGTAGATCCGCAAAAGATTTATAACACCTTAGAGAAGTATTTAGAAAACGCAGGTTATAAAGATGCAAGTCAGTTCTTTAACAATCCTGCCAATACACCACCAGCACAACCAAAACAAAAAAGACCTGATCCAACACTACAGTTGGCACAAGCAGAATTACAAAGACAACAGCAAAAAGATCAAGCTGAACTACAACTTAAATTAAGAAAACAACAATCAGACGAAATTTACAAAACAGAAAAAATGAATTTAGACCAACAAAAATTAGCTACACAGATATTAGCTGAAGAAGAAGGTAAACAAATAGATAAAGAAAAATTAGCAACACAAATTCTAAAGGAAGGTATTAACTAATGGCATTTACACCATTTTTTCAGGGAACAGATGCACAGTCTGTGATTAACAATTATTTAGGCACTGGAAGCACAGCAACAACGCCTATGCCACTTCAAGATATGAACGCAAATAATGTTTTTCGTAATCCTTACTCCCCTACAGGTTTTTATGCTAACGATACAGATGTCAATCCAAGACCTCCTTTTACTCCTCCAGTAGCAGACGAAGATGGTAATCCAGTATGTGATAATGCTAATGGATATTTTTACGATCCTATATCTCAAACTTGTAAGTTAGTAGAGTCTCAGTCTAACGACAATGGTGACAGCAACACTTTATCTGCTCCCTATCAAGGTGTAGGAAGCGTCTTTAGTCCTGAACAAAATGCTTTTATGAATATGGGATTAGGTGCGGAAGGATTAACAGCAAAAACAGCAAAATCATATTATGGATCAGGTGAAATAGATCCTTATGGATCAGGGTTTAGTGGATTCCTAAGAAGATTTACGCCTATGGGCCAACTATCTACATATCTTGACACAAACAGATTAGTTAATTCAGGAGTATTAGACAGAGCAAGTGATGGAACATTAACATTTGCTAAAGGTGGTAATTTAAATCTTGTCCAAGCAAACCAAGCCTTTGAACAAGACCTAGCAAGAAAACAAGGATTAAACTTAGATGCTAAATCTGAAAATTCTTACACAGATCAATCTGGTAACGAGCAATTTATGGTACAAAGCAGGGGTGATAAAGCTGATGATGTTGGAACAATAGATTTAAAAGGAAGATCATCAAGACCATTCCAATCTAATTATGGTGCATCAAATATAGTTTCATATAACAATAATGCTGGTGATTCATCAAAAGGTAGATCAATGCAAAACTTTAACAGAAGGCAACAGCAAAAAAAATATAGTAATACTGCTCAAACTGGAGCTAAATCAGGATTTAGATATGGATTATAATGGCAGATAACGAACAAAAAAGAAGCCTTGAAGCAAAACAAGTATTAGAAAATCCTTTATTTATAGAAGCAGTACAAAAAATTCGATCAGACTTAAATCAAGAATGGTTAAGTAGTGATCTACAAAATTCAGAACAGAGAGAAAACATTTTCGTTATGAGGAGAATGTTGGAACTTGTTGTGATGCAAATACAGTCCGTAATGGAGACTGGCAAAATCATAAAAAAATAGGAGAAATAAATGGCAGAACAACCAGTAATGGATTCTGCAACGGAAACTCAAACTGAATCCGTTGTACCAACGCCCAAGCCTCTTAATACACAAGGAGAGGTAGCTGAAGCCCTGAATAACTTACTGAATACAGAAGCCTCTAAGACTCAGGAATCAGCAAGTGAAGAATCAACAAAAGAGGTAAGTGACTCGGAAACGAATATCGAAGATACTTTTGAAGATCCAGAACTTATAGATCAAGTTGAAGCAGAAGAAACATCTGATAATAATGAGGAACTTTATAAACTAACTGTCAATGGACAGGAAGTAGAAGTCACCCTTGATGAACTCAGAAAAGGTTATTCTCGACAACAAGATTACACTCAGAAAACCGCAAAACTATCTGAAGATAGAAGAAATGTAGATCAATTAAAAAATGAATTTGCAAGGCAATCTGAGGAGGCAAAAATCAAACGAGATCAATACGAACAACAACTTCAATTATTATCTCAACAACTACAAGGAAATCAGTCGAATGTAGATATGGATCAACTCTATCGTGATGATCCTGCCGAGTATGTTCGATATAAAGCTGAAGAAGATAAAAGAAAAGAACTTCTACAGGCTTCTATTCAAGAACAAGAAAGAATTAGATCAGAGAAGAAAGTTGAGAGTGATAAAAATTATCAATCTTACCTTGCTGAACAAAGAGAACTTCTTTCTAAAAAACTACCGATCTATGCGGATAAAGAAAAAGGTCCTGAGTTTGTTAAAAACTTATCTAATTTTGCAAAAGAAATTGGATATACAGACCAAGAAATCAATATGTTAGTAGATCACAGAGCAGTTATGATGTTAGCTAATGCTTATCGTTACGATAAATTAAAGAAAGCTAATCTTAAAAGTAAAAAGGTAACTAAAGTATCTAAAGTAGTCAGTTCAAGTAGTCCTAAAGTTCAAGATAATAGTGATGTTGTAAAGCGTATGAACTCAAAAAAAGCAACTCTCAAGAAAACTGGAAAAGTTGCAGATGCAGTTTCCATTCTTGAGCAGATGTATTCTCAATAACACAACATAGAAAGGACTAAGTAATGGCACAACCAACCAATACTTTTGATACCTATGATGGTGTAAACTCAATAAGAGAAGATTTAGCTGATGTAATTTTTAATATTTCACCAACTGAAACTCCATTTATGAGCAACGCATCAAAAGGTACAGCAACAAACACACTACATGAGTGGCAAACAGATAGTTTAGCTGATGTAGCAGTAAACGCACAAATCGAAGGTGACGATTACGCAGGAGAGGCTCGTGGAGCAACTGCAAGACTCACTAACTATACCCAAATCTCATCAAAGTCTGTAACAATTTCAGGTACAGATGATGCTGTAGATAACGCAGGTATGGGAACTCAAATGGCTTATCAATTAGCCAAGATGGGTAAAGAGATCAAGCGTGATATGGAAAATGCTATGATCGGCATTGAACAAGCTAAAGTTGCAGGTAATGCTTCAACAGCTAGAAAGTCTGCTTCAGTAGGCACATGGTATGGACCAGCATCAGGAATTAATAACTATTCTAAAAATGGTTCACCTTCAGCAGTTCCAGTAGGAACAGGTGCTACAGCTATTGCAGGTGGTACTAACAGAACTTATGCAGAAGCATTATTAACAGCAGGACTTTTACAGTCTTTCACTTTAGGTGGAGAACCTGATACTGTTTTAATGTCTCCAAGTCATAAGCAGTTAGCTTCAGCATTTAATGGCGTGGCTACTAAATACAAAGATGCCTCAGATAAAGTATCTATTGGCACAACTGATATTTATGTATCAGACTTTGGCGAAGTAGCTTTTGTTCCTGATCGTTTCCAAAACGCAAACAGAGTAGATATCCTACAAATGGATATGTGGAGTGTTGATTTCCTCAGACCATTCCAAACAACTGATCTTGCAAAGACTGGTGACTCAGACAAAAAACTATTATTAGCAGAGTGGACTTTAACAGCTAAAGCACCTAACGCTAACTACGGAATATTTAACTTAACTGCATAATTGTAGAATAAAGGACTGGGAGGGTTTTTATGCCCTCCCTTTTTTCATTAACACAGGAGTAACAAATGGCAATATTTACAAATAAAAAACATACATCAGGTTTGTATAGTAAAGTTTCTAGTGCAATTAAATCTGATCAAATGATGAGCAAAGGTGGCAAAAGAAAACAATCTTCACAGACATCAATGGGCGATAGAAAATTTGATCCAATGCTAAAAATAAGTGGCAATCAAGGACTTCAAGTTAAAGGTACTATTGACATGATGATAGCAAAAGCAATCAAGTAACATGGCAAAAAAATTCTCTCTTGATGATCCTAATGATGGATCAACAGTCAAAACCAATTTAATTGTAGATGAGGCAGAGAATAAATTTCATATTGAAAACTATCAAGATAATGCATCTATTAAAGAAATATTAGATGCTAATAAAGTAGCACAAAATGAAGGTGCTTATAAGTCTAAGGTTTTGGCAAATGAAAAAGGTTATAGAGTTGCAAGACTCCCTAACATAATAGTTCATCAATTAGCTAAAAGAGGAATTATGACTTACGCAGGAAAAGTCTTAGATAAACCAAGATTTTTTAAGTGGTTAAACGACTCAGACAATAAAGATTTTAGGATTTATACAGGTAATTTATAATGGCGATAACTACATACTCAAATCTAAAAACTACAATCGCATCTTATCTTAATAGAGAGGATTTAACTGCTTATTTAGGAGACTTTATTACCCTTGCAGAAAGTAGATTAAATAGAGAGTTACGAGTAAGAGAAATGGTTAATATTGATACCTCAACCAACACAGTTGCAGGTACACAAAGCTATGATCTACCAACTGGGTATTTAGAAGCTACAACTGTTATCTATCAAAGTAATCCCTTTACCACATTAAGGTTTATGGCTAATTCAGATTTTTACAATAGATACAATGAGTCAGAAAGTTCAGGTACTCCTCAATATTTTACTGTAGTAGGCACAAAAATATTATTAGGTATGCAACCTGATTCAGCAACTACATTACAAATAAACTATTATAAAAAATTAACTGCATTATCAGATAGTAATGCAACTAATGACATTTTAACAAACTATCCTGAACTATATCTTTATGCTTCACTAGCAGAAAGTTCGCCTTTTCTTATGCAAGATGAAAGATTACAAGTATGGGCAGGTTTGTATAAAGAGGCTTTAAGTTTATCAAATCTTGCATCTTCTAAAGGATCAACCACATCTTCTCCTCTACAAATGTCCACAACACAGGTGGCATAGATGATTGAGTTTGGCGATTTACAAGCTGACTTACCTACATTTAACAATACAGGTGCATTAAAAGTAGATAATGTCGTTCCTTTAGCTAAAGGATATCGAGCATTAGCAGGTTTTCAAAGTTTAACAACATCACCATTAACAAAAGAGAGTGGATCTACACCTTTAGATGCAGTTGGATTATTTTCAGCTTTTCTCAGTGATGGTGTGACTAACTATTGCGGTAACGCAACAAGACTATTTCAAATGAATAGTAGTGGTGATTTTGTAAATAAATCAAAGTCAGGTGGCTACAATAACTCTACTACTTCTAATGCTAGAGACTTTTGGGCCTTTACACAGTTTGGCACAAACATTATTGCAACCAATGGTGCTGATAACATACAAAAATTTGATCAAGGTACAGATAGTTTATTTTCTGATCTTGTTGCGATCAAAGCAAAATACATAGCTATTATTAGAGACTTTGTTGTTGCAGGATATACCACAGAGTCAAGTACAAGTTATAATCAAAGAGTTAAATGGTCAGGACTAAATGATAGTTCTACTTGGACACCAAGCCAAGCAACTCAATCAGGCTTTCAAGATATTGTTGGTACACATGGTAATATCCAAGCAATCGTAGGTGGTGAATCTTTTGGAGTAATATTCTTTGAGAAAGCTATTTATCGAATGGAGTATGTTGGTACTCCTTTAATCTTTACCTTTAATAAGATTGCAGACAACATTGGTGCTTTTGCTCCTAAGTCAGTTTGTTCTTATGGTAGTGATATATTTTTTCTTGCTCAAGATGGTTATTACAAACTATCAGGTGGTCAACAACTAACACCTATTGGAAATGCAAAAATTGATAACTTTTTCTTTGAAGATTTATCTTCTAATTTAGATGGGATTTGTTCAGCGATTGATCCTAACAACTCGATAGCAGTATGGTCCTATCGTGGATCAGGTGCTACAGGTACAACTAATAACAAATTACTAATTTATAATTATTCAGTAGATAAATGGAGTACAGGTTCAGGACAAGATTTAGAATTTATATCAGGTGCTTCTCAAGAGGCTTTTAACACATTAGAAAGTTTAGATGTGTTTGGTGAACTAGATAACCTTACAAGATCCTTAGATTCCTATTACTATGGAGAAGGAATTGTTGGTCTTGCAGGATTTAATTCTTCTCATTTATTTGGAAAGTTTATAGCAACAAGTTTATCAGCTACAGTTGATACCACAGAGTTTGAAGGTGTTGAAAACAAAAGGTCCACACTGATAAATTGTCGGCCTATTGTTGATGGCACAGCTAATACTACTGTAACTGTTACTCCTATTAAAAGAGACTCTCAGTTAAATAGTATAACTGTGGGAACTCCAGTATCTAACAATTCAGATGGCTCAGTGCCATTAAGATCAACAAGTAGATACCATAGAGTAAGAGTTAGTGTGACTGGTAATTTCAATACCATGTCAGGTGTAGAAATAGAAGCTAGACCTGAAGGTAAAAGGTAATGGCAGATAATTCATTTCCTACAGTTCCTTTATCTATTCCTGATACAGCACAACACTTACGATTAGTTTCAGCTTCATTAAACAATACAATTAATGGAAAATTAAATAGCACAGGAACAATTACACTAAGAGCAAGTCAAACAACAACAACTCTTACAGACGCAAGAATAAGTGGAAATTCAGTTATTTTATTTATGCCTATTACTGCCAATGGCAGAACAGGACTAAATGGACTTCATGTGTCAGCAAGAGCCTCAGGGAGTGCAACAATAACTCATGCAAGTTCAAGCAACGCAGATCAAAACCTCGCCTACACCATTATCGGATAATGTAATAACGAGAGTACCAAAAGATGATTTGTTGTTTATTTGGAGTCAAGTAGCACCCTTAATAGAAAAAGCATTAGACGAAACATACTCTATTAAAGATATCTTATATGGTATCTCTACAGGTCGTATGCAACTATTTATTAGTTGGAATAATAACAAAGTTGAAAGTGCTGTGGTAACAGAAATAGCACAATATCCTCAAGCTAAAGTATTACGATATTTCTTAGCAGGAGGAACAAACCTTAATAACTGGTTAGAAAGAATACAGGAAACAATCGAAAAGTTTGCAAAGAACAACAAATGTACTCACTTAGAAGTTGCAGGTCGCAAAGGGTGGGTAAGAAAACTAAAAGGATTTAAAATGAAAGCAATAATTTTAAGTAAGGAAATATAAAATGTCAAAAGGATCATCACCATCATCTATAACTTCTACACAATCTGCTGAACCATCAGATTTTATAAGACCATATCTAACACAAGCTATGGATTATAATCAAGATTTGTTTGAATCAGATATGCCTAACTATTTTCCAAATGCTACTTATGTAGGATATTCTCCTGAAACAGAAACATCATTGGAATTGGCTAGAAGGAGAGCGGTTGCAGGTAATCCCTTATTAAACCAATCACAAACTCAAGCTAGTAGTATTTTATCAGGTGATTATTTAGATCCTACTACAAATCCATATACACAAGGATTGTTTGATCAAATGGCAGGTGATGTGACAAGTAGAGTTAATTCACAGTTTACAAAAGCAGGAAGATTTGGCTCAGGTGCTAATCAAGAAATATTAGCAGATTCACTAGGAGACCTAGCTAATACTGTTTATGGAGATCAATATAATCGTGAAAGAGAAATTATGGCCAATACTATGGGTTTAGCACCTGCTCTCGGTGACGCAGATTACAATGATATTCAAAGATTAGGTCAAGTTGGTGTTGATAAAGAAAGTTTAGAACAGGCAAAATTAGATGATGCAATCAAGAGATTTGATTACGAACAAAAAAGACCTTTTATGAAATTAGAAAATTATTTAGGAAATATTGGTGCAAATTACGCACAAAATCAAGTTTCAACAAATCCAGTTACAAGAGATAGATTTGGTGGACTGCTTTCAGGTATTGGTCAAGGAGTTGGTATGGCTTCTGATTTAGGAATTGATCCACGATTAGCAGGTGGTATCGGTGGATTGTTAGGGTATTTATAATGAGTAATTTAGGTTTTATAAATAAACAAGTAGCAAAAATACCAAATAATCAATTACCTTTATTTGCAAGAAGCTATCCAAATACCCCTCCACCTCCTATGAGTGTCGGAAATGTAGGATTTACAAAATCACCTTTTTCTCAAGATATTGGTGCTATAACAAGATTTTTATCAAACAAAGTTGCTAGACCTGTTGCTAATTATACTTCAAGTACAATTAATCCAATAATTGATGATTTATCTCAATACTTTGGATATGGAGATGTATCAGCAAATGTTATTCCTGAAGCACCAACGACAAATATTTCAGGTAAACAAATTCTTGATACTATAAATCCTGTAAATGTATTTAATAAAGCAGTTGATAAAGAAGCATATCTTCCTTCCTTGCTTGGTCTTAATAACTCACAAAAATCAAAAAGCAATAATATTAATAATGGCCTTTTATCAAATGAGGAAATTGTAAATCAAAATAAAGGAACAGGAACAGGTCAAAGTTTACTTGATACAAAAGATAATTTTAATAATAGGATTCCTCCCTCAAACACATACGATACTCCAACCTCTGATGACACAACAACAAATAATCAAACTACTAATAATAAAGTTGTAGATCAAAACACTAATAATCAAACTGTATCTACAGAAAAAAAGAAAACAACACAGGATCTTGGAGTTAAATCTAATGATCCTAATGCTGAAGTAGTAGCCACTCCAAATGGAGAAGGAACACCTACAAATAAATTTATGGACAAGTTTGTAAATTTTGCACAATCAGAGTTTGGTAAAGACTTTTTTGCAAGTTTAGCAGAAAAATCAGGTCCTAAAGTTGGTGAACCACAGTCTTTCGGATCAAATGTAGGTAGTGCTTACAAAGAAGCAAGAGAAAAACAATTAGAAAGAGAAAAAATAAAAGCTACTAAAAATGAAAAGAATTTTGCTTATATTGTTACTGATACTTCAACAGGAAAAACTTACAACGCTTTCATAGATAAAAATGGAAACACTACAGTTGATATAGATGGTAATTTTGTTCCTTATAGAACAGATATGTTTGGAAAAAATACCTATGCAAGAAAATCAACAGTTGGCAACTTAGGTGCGGGTGCTATGACTAAAAAAGATTTTTATACACTGCGAGGTGAACTAACACAATCTGAAAATGGTTTAAAATTACTATCACAATACATCGAAGGTGCTGAAAAATCACCACAAGGCTATGATGCTTTAGCAACTCGTTTTCAAACTTATTTAACAACAGTCGCAACAAAAAATAAATTAACTACAGAACAATTAAATCAAGCTATTACTGAAAATAGATTTTTTAATTTAATAGGATCAAACAGGGTTGATATTCTTGGTCCTGGTGTATTAACACAAGCAGATTTAGAATTTATTATTGGAGCATTGGGTGGTAATCCTTCAGATTATGCAACTAACAAACAGGTCTTGGTCAATACATTATCAGATGTTTTAG